CCTTCTTACCCTCAACTGGCTTTGACATAGGCGCTGGGGCCTGTGATCCTTTGTTCATATTGCACCTCCTTTACTTTATGCCGCGCCGCCGATTGAGGCGAGCAATGATGCAATGTCTGGTTTTCCTTGTGGAGCTGGTGAACCAGCAGCAGGGGCCATACCGCCAGTTTGTGACTGTATTGGCTGCGAGGCAGAAGCGGGGGCCGCACCTGCTGCTGGATTCATCATTCCAGGCGCCATTGCTGGCGTCTGAGGTTGTGGTTCTGGGGCGAAAGCCTCTTCCACAATAGTTTCGATTTGCTTACCCTTTTGACGACCTTTAATTACTTCGGCGATGCGGGTAATAATCTGTGATGGATCTTGTCCTGATTGAGCAGCCAACGGAATAGTTTGTGCATATTGTGCAACGGCAACACGTAGTGCATCCCGCATTTCTTCAATATCAACTTTTTGTTCTTCTTGAGTTACGTTAATTTCAATAGGCAACTCACGACGTACATAATCACGTGATACGAGTTTGTCTGAACGCATTTGTAGCAAAGCAATAGTCGCACGGTTTGGATCCATACCAGACATAATTCCGTAACGAACATCTACTGAATAGTCGCCATTAATAATCTTGGATGGAACATACTTCATTGAAAACGGTGTGCCGTCATCAATGCCGCGAATTTCTTTAATCTTGTTACCAAAAATCTTTTCATCTACCTTGAAGCAGAGTCCAATAACTTCAACAAAGAGTTTAGCAAATTGTGCTTGGGCTGCTTTAATCTGTGTATCAAAGCCTGCTTGTAGCGCTTGTACACCGCGACCTGTTACAACAGAGGCATCTGTCTGACCTGAACGTGATTCAGGATAACGAGCACCCATACGAAGTTCACGCTCTAGGATTCCTGATTCTTGGAACACACCTGCTGGTAGTTCTAGCGGAACACGGCGGATACCTTGTGGGTTGGCAGAGCGCATAATTGCATCTGGACCAAGGGCTAGTTCTTGTACATCTTGTGGAATAGCAATAGGTGCTTGGATAGACTTTTCAGCTGCTTGAATTTGAAGCACTGCAAAGCGAGCACGAGCAAGTTGTACTGCAAGCACATCATCAAACTGACCACGTGATTCGCCATCAATAGATGAACGTTGTGCTACACGTACTAGACACTCACCGATTGGGTTAGGTGTACGAGATAGAATTAAATCTTTACGCTCTGGTAAATAGATTGTGTCTTGGTCTTTGTCGTGATAACGAATCAAAGATAGATACGGAGAGCCTGGTGTAAATGAGTTCTTGTTTAGAATCTGGTCTGCAAACTCTGGGTACATAGATGCTAGGGTCTGAGCATCCATACCAACAATTTGAGTCAATGAGATACAGCGACCAAAACGATCTACCTCTGGGTATGCACCAAAAGGATTAACAAATTTAATAATAGGGTTGTTGTTCTCATAATCAAAGTCAATCATTGCAATTAACTGACCGTAGGTATTAAACCAGTCAGCACCTGTGTACATCTGAATCTGAACATCAGACTCATCAATGTAGTAGTTAGCGACACGAGCACGCATATCGGCGGCACGGCGTGCTGCGTCGGAAACCATATTAGATGCTGAGCAGTTAAACGATGGCAGTGGTGCCATAGCTTCTGCTAAATCACGAGCTGATACGTCAATGAGGTTTGCAATCAGAGGTTTTGGATATTCCTCAGAAAACATAGAGGGATAGACCTTTGATATGTCGCCTTGGCGAACAGAAAGGACATCGCGCATACGTCCGTCACGCGCTGCGTAACGGGTCTGCATACGATTAACCTTTGCGGTAATCTCTCTAATGTTTAACAATTTTTAGTCCTTAGAATCCTTGTTCTGTTTGACCAGCTACTTTAGTAGGCCATTCAACTTTGTCAACGGATGCTGCTGCTTCTGCTGCTGCATACTGCTTGCGACCTTGCATTGACGGAGTAGGCTCTGTAATAGCACCTTTGTCTACGTAGACTTCTTCGCCTTCGGCGTTAGTAATCCAACTTGTTTGTCCCATTATTTTTTCCTTTTCTTTTTAGTTGCAGTCTTTTTGATTATAGACTTCTTAGCAACTTTGACAATTACATTTTTCTCTTGGCGACCTGGTGTTGTAGGTGGCATTGGCATTGCTACGCTCATTTGTCTCCTTAGACGAAGTGTCGCTCTTGTGCTGCTATTAGTTCGTCAATGTTGACGACTACTCGTTTTTGTTTCTCTGCCCTAGATAGGAACGGATTACGCATATGGTTTTGTTGATACTGACCATAGTTGAGCATCTCACGTGCGCGGATTTCACAGAACCAGAGCGCCATTACTAAGTCAGTCTTGCCCTTAGTAGTTGGAGACCACGTAATAAGTTGTTCAATTAAAGCCTTGATGTTTTCAGTTTGATCTGAAGGTACGTGAATAAGGTTATCTCTGTGGTGCTTACCGTCTGCTTGCTTTGTTCCAAACAAGGTAGACATAGAAGCCACACCGAAGCCAGCATCCCATTTATTGTTACCAGTATGATGTTCTTTTAGTTGAACGCCACGTGATGCTAGGTGCTGACGGATTCCTTCGTCCTGTGTTAAGAAAGCCTGGAAAGCGTTCTTCTCTACAATCCACTCGGACGGTTTGTAGATTTCAGTCCAGTCAAAAATAAGCTGCCTAATTTGCGCTGGAGTAGGCCGAGTAATTTTATGAGTATCCACAATATAGCGCTTATGGTCGTGACGATTAATTGCATAACATACAACGGCAGTATCACCGACCATAGCAGGATCCAAGCCGCAAATGAAAGTGAATCCATTAAGGTCTTTAGGATGGCCTGGATAACCCGCATTTAATGCACCCGCCTTACGCATTCCATCAATCGAACCACGAACACATACAGGGTCAAAAATAGCGTCATCTGAAATGTCCTGTTGTTGGTAAATCAAAGCCCACGTAGAGGCATCCATAGATTGGCGCTCGTTATATAAGTTGCGACCATTCCAACGTGGGTAGAGTCCTTCTGGTGTCTTATCAGAATCTAACTGCCCATCAAATGGCGCATCGGAAGCGGGCCAGAGAGTTTCCCATTTATCAGGGTCTTCATCTGTCTGAAGTAGCGCTGGCATAGCCAGATACTTCCAAGGTACTAGACCGCCTGGATATCTGTCGGGGTTACGCAGTTCGCGGTACAAGTCAATACTAGCAACGCGGGTTCCAATAATGATGAGCTTGCCTGTTGGGTTAAGGCGGGAACGGACGTCCTGCGTTAGCCACTTAATCTGACGTTCAAAGTCATTAGCGTTGCTCAGGGTTACAGCATCGTCTACAATAATCATATCGGCACGCTTACCGTAAATCTGACCGCCGATACCGACGGCTTCAATGTTTGGATCCTTTTCACCAGATTCACGGAGTTCATCTCCGAAGGTGATACGGGTTGCCTGCCACGATGCTGACTTAGAGTTAAAGCCAACACCTGCGGCGTATGCCTGCTGGAGTTCTTCATACTGTGGATGAGTCAGTCTCTGCTTAATAGCGTACAAGAAGTCTGCCGCTAGGCGCTGAGTCTGTGAAACTATCAGGATTCTAAAGTTAGGGTTTCGAGCTACCTGCCACGTTGCGTAGTCAACCGTTACGGTCATAGACTTGGCGTGGTTAGGCGGTATGTTAATCAGGATGCGGTTATCCGCAAGTCCTGTTTCCCACTTCATACTAGGATGGAGCCAACCAGGCTCGCGTCCCTCAATTACATCTATAAGATTTTGCTGGTGTGGAAAAGTCTCGGAGTGCAGGAAGCGCTTACGAAATTCAGAGAAGGAAATGTCGTGGACGTCACCAGAGGCAAAGGACTTATCTTTCAGACCTAACCTAGTACGATCTACTTTATCGGAGAATACCTTGTCGGTTCTGCGGTAGTACTCGTAGGTCTTCATAGACTTACCAGCTGAGGCACAAGCCTGCTCGATAGTCATACCTTCTGCTACACAGCCAAGGATGATTCTCTTGGCAATGTCGGCGGAATTATCTGCCACGTGTCATCTCCTATAAGGCGCGAAGCGCCGAAAAAATTTTTGGGCGGAATGCCCTCTATCGTTATACTAGGGAAGATGATGATTACTAGGCGCAGCGTTTGATACAACTATCCCGACTAAAAACCGCGACTGCGGAATCGGTAAGGCTCCCGAAGGAGCCACCGCGACTGAGGGGTAAGTCAGTGCTCAGCCCTAGGGGGCCTCGCAAGAGGCCAACCAGACAGTAGACGGGGCTTTCCAAACTTACAGCCCCTACTGTATATAAGGCAGAAAAAATAGGTCATTTCCCGCTTTCCATTATTATTTCTTATTATTGTTACGCACATCACATACCGTCTATAAGCTGACCTGCGGTTTTACTAGATCAGGGGTTCACTTTAGGAAATATATTTATAACGGGTACATATACTACAACACACCAAAAATTAAAGACACGGGGTGTCCGTTTTGCCCTGTCTGTGCGTTTCTGTGTGTTATTGTCTGCCTTGTCTGTATTGTCTGCTGTAGGGAAAAGGGCGGGGCGGGCTGTCTCTACGGCAACCCCTTGCCCCCTTAACTATCGCCTAGACAGTAAGCCAATTAAGTAGCGATCTAGTAACCCGATAGCCCGTCTCGGCTCTCTGCTCTATCGGCTCGGCTTATTACCCGCGAGTAACTAGGCGCGACACGGGGCGAAAGATAGTTGCGAAATGGTATTGCGTAGCTCTGCTTATACGGTATAGTGGGGCATAGCAATACCTACCGAAAGGAATAATTATGAACAAGCAATGCGATAGCTGCGAGGCTATCTTTAACGTGTTTAATGAGGGCAATGTAAGCGACTATAACGTAGCTCTATGTGGCAAGTGCTGGACAGTAGAGGCAGTAGCTCGCGGGATAATTAAGGAGGCTATCTAATGAGCAGAGAACAAGTAATCGCAGCTAACACGTGGCGCAAGCTAATCAGTGGCAAGCCCTACGGCGAGGCTAAGCAAGTAGAATTGACCGTGAGAGCCGAGCTCGTAAAGCTCGGGGATAATTCTTACCCGCACTATTCCATTACGGGTAGGGTTAAAAAACTAGATAAGCGTTACCGTGATCCGTACATCACGGGCGGGGCTATTCACGAGATTATTCTAGAGCGCTATCCCGAGCTTGCCCCTCTCGTAACCGTCCACCTATCGGAGGCAGACGGTACACCTATCCACGCAGAGGCTAACGCCCGTTACTGGGCGGGGCTTAGCAAGTGGGCAGACGGGCGCACTATAAGCCTTCGAGATGATTACGGCAGAATTACAATAGAAACAGACGCAGACGGCTTAGAGTGGTCTCCCGATACTCTCGCCTCACACTTACAGACAGACGTTAATACGGCGCGAGAGCTGCGCGAGGGCTTAAAGCGCGGGCTATCCTGGGACAGAGTGACGGCGGATCTCGGGCTTATAGAGCTATGGTCAACGCAAGCGGGCGCAGCTCGCAAACTGCTTATAGATACGGCGGTGATCTAATGAGGCTCACTAGGCGCGGGAGAATAGTGCGGGCGGTGGCGATAGCTGCGGGGCTTGCGCTTTTATGGTGGATAAGCGGTCACGTATGGATAACCGAGGGCGGGGGATGTATCGGGTCAATGAGTGAGTGCGGGATCTAGTGACGTACGGCTCTCGCCCGCTTGCGGGCGGGCGGGGGCAGTCTGCTACTAGGCAGAGCTAACAAGGGGGCAAGTATGGACAGCAAGTGCGAGCAATGCGGTACGTATCTAGATTTATTGACCGCGTTTACTCTGTATAAAGTCTGTGGCAAGTGTACGCGGGCTAATCACCGAGCAGCTAGAGGGGGCAAGTAATGAGCGCAAGATTTAAGAGCTTAATACGTCTACGCGATAGCGTAACGGGCGAGATAATCGCAGAGTGTGAGCTTACAGAGGCGAGAGCACGGGCAATTATTAAAGCCTACGGGATCGCGGGGCTTACAGTAGAGGCGGTAGCGTAATGACTAGACACGAAACACTTATTAAGATTAGTCACTATGAGTGGATGTTAGAGAGTCTTAAATTAGCCGAGCAGCACCGCTATTGGATAGTAGGGCAATTACAAGAGCTTAAAGCTACCCTAGATCATAAGGGCGAGCACACAGAGTGCGCCTACTGTGAGGCGGGAATAGCCGAGCAACACTTAGAGGAGGCGAGCAAGTGAATAAGTGCGATGACTGCGAGAGCGAGATTACGCTTACCCTAGAGGCTTACGGTAACGGGCAGATGATGAGAATTGACTGCCCTAAGTGCGGCGTGAGCTATGATACCAATTTAGATCCGAGCGATTATGAGGAGGTAAGTAAGTGACCATTGAAAGAGTGCGCCCTAGCGGGGCTTACGTAATATCGCAGCTCACTAGCGATTACGGCTATCTATTTATACGTACCTATTACGGTTACACAAGAGCACAAGCTATCGCAGAATTTAAGGTACAATTCAAGCAAGCGGTATAGTACGGGATAAGTAGTACGCCACCCGCGCTTACTCTCTTCTCTCGGTAGGGGGAGAGGGTGAGGGCGAGAGGTAGATTACCTCACAAGTAAAAGAGAGCAAGAGGGCAAGTAATGAAAGAATACATAGTAATTGTAAAGCTAGGTGAAGAAGCTATCCATTTAGAAGCTAATGATGAGGATAGCGCAATAGATAAAGCAAGAGAGATAATTGCCGAGCAGTATAGTTGGGAATTATCGCGCTCTAACACCGTATCTTACGAGATAGAGAGAGGCAAGTAAATGAGTAAAGAATACACGTACGTAATTGTCTATAAAGAGGGCGAGGGCTGGGAGATAGATTATGAGTCCGAGGAACAATTCTTTCCTAACGGCACAATATATAACACTAAGAGTAAACAGTGGGAACAGGGCTATTTAGGTGACGGCGAATATAACGGCAGAGAAGAGGAGATAACCGAAACCCTATCTTCTGCTCTAGAGCTACTTAATGGGGTGAATATCTAATGGAATATGATTACAGGGTTACTTTCATAACCGATTACCTTACGATTAACACTCACGTAAGCCTTAATCTAGACGAAACTATTGGTAATTGTAGCGAGGAGGCAAGCGAGCAAGCTCGTATTAACGGGATGAATAATATCGTGGATGAGCTAGGACGTTTTGACGAGACACTTATTAACGATATAACCGTAACGCTATTACTAGAGGATGAGGAGATAGAGCTATGAGCTACGAGCCGCCACTAGATGATCCTATAGCTACTGGCGCGGTAATTACGGGACTTAGCGAGCATTATGGCTATACTTGTGAGCAGTGCGGTAGCGACTGGATACGTTATGAACACTTAGACGGGAAAGACTGCGAAGAAGACTGCGAAGATCCGTGCTCAATTCGTTGCTGCAATGAAGAAGAGTGCGCGGGGGCGGCAATTTATATTGACCCCGATAATGTAAACGAAAGTTACGACACACTAGAGGAGATGTACTGTGAGTGAACCAACAAAAGAATATTGGCAGGCAAAGGCACAATTATGCGAAAAAGTAGCAATGGATCAGTTATTACAAGCTGATGCGGCATCCGCAATGAAGAACTTGGAGCGTATGGTATATGCACTATCGAGAGTAGAAGGGTTTAACAATGAACGAGGTAATTAGTTTTCATCCAAAAACATCTCCATTATTCACCTTCTATGAGGTGGTAGAGGGAGAGGGCAACGCCATATGGGGCGGTAATGACCCGATAGAGGCAGTCCAGTGGCTACGCCGTAGCCCTGTAAACTCACGCCTGTTGGTATCAGGGTGGGACGCAGAGGACGAGAACGCTATGCTGGTAGGTCAGCCTATTGACATAACTAAGATTGTATTCGCCACGTTAGCTGGTGTCCTGTGATACTAGGAATCGCTATTGTGCTGGTAATCTTCTACCTATTGCTAGTAGCAGAGGACAAACTTAATGACTGATGAACAGGAGAGCAAGACGGTGAGTGGCAAGCAGGCTATCTCATACCGTAACTACAGACGTGCGAGAGATCGCGCACTGGTGAGGCTAACACACGCTTACCCCGACACGTACAGGCAACTGTTAGCAGAGGAGAACGCCTTTGATGAAATCAACGGTAAGAAGTGGTTTAGTATTGACGGTAACACTAATCTTGTTGTGGGTATTCATACCCGCGCCAACGGTGCGCCTGGAATTGTTGCCACACAAGCCAACACAGGTAAGAGAGAAAACCAAAGCAACAATGCAGGAGAAGCGTGAAAACAAAGCACTTATCGTTAGTTACTCACAAGCACTTGGATACAGTAAGCAAGAGCGAACCTGCCTTATCGCCTTATGGACCCGTGAGAGCAGGCTTGACCACCTCGCAGACAACCCAAAGTCAACAGCTTTCGGAATTGCTCAACTCCTTGGAGAACGCAGTCGAAAACCTGAATTACAAATCCTTCACGGTTTACGATACCTTAACCATCGCTATCGAGGGAGTGCGTGCCGCGCTCTTAGCCACTCAAGTAGACGAGGTTGGTATTAAATGATTACAGGTGTATCACTATTTGCAGGTGTAGGTGGTTTTGATCTTGCTATGCAACGCCAAGGCGTGAAAGTTGTAGCATCCGTTGAGATAGATAAGAAATGTAATGAAGTGTTAGCAAAACATTTCCCTGACGCAAAACAATTTGATGATGTAACTACAGTGAAAGGAAGTGACTTAATTGGAGCAGGATTTAATTCAAGCACAGGAATTATTGCAGGAGGATTTCCCTGCCAAGACCTCAGCGTCGCTGGCAAAAGGGCTGGTCTTGCTGGCGCACGAAGCGGGCTTTTCTGGGAAGCTGCAAGAATTGTGGAAGAAGCGCAAAGCGAGTACTTCATCCTCGAAAACGTCCCTGGTTTGCTATCCAGTAACAAAGGAGCAGATTTTGGAGTCGTCCTCGGGACGATGGCCGACCTCGGGTATTCTGTTGGATGGCGTGTGCTTGATGCTCAGTACTTCGGATTACCCCAGCGAAGGAAAAGAGTCTTCATCATTGGCAGACGTTCTACTAGCGACGGCATTGCCGAAATACTTTTTAAGTCCCAAGGCCTGCGAAGGAATCCTTCGTCGAGCAAACCGACGAGGCAAGACACTGCCTCCAGCACTGCAAGAAGCTTTGGTCAAACAGGCTTTGCCAAATACTCAGAAGGAGTAACAACCCTTACGGCTACTACATACAAAAGACCTGAAGATAATGTTGTGGTTCACGAAGAGTAGGCGGGCGCAAAATGACGAGGACTACGAAACGTGGATCGAGGGGGGGGTAATGCCTACATTAAACGCCTTTGATAATGGCGATATTAGAACTACTGTTTTAATTATGCGAAACCGAGAGGGCAAACCAGGGGGGGGGTAAAGGACCAATGTTAGGAGAAAAGAGTTTTACTTTGGCAACTAATAACGATCAGACTCTGTTTATATTCTATGGTAATAGAGTAGATGATATACGCATACAAGATGGTGTAATTAACACACTGCAGGCACGTATGGGAACAGGTGGAAACAATATGCCAATGATATTTAGTCACACTCAAGGGCTTGACCCTCAACCAAGTGAAGAAGTATCACCAACATTAAGAAGAAATGGAAATGGTATGGCGGTTGCTTATCCAATACAAGATGGGCGTGAGATGGAAAAGAAACAGAACGGCTTGGGTATTGGTGATGAGAATGATCCGTCATATACATTAGATAGAACTGGGGGTCAAGCTGTTGTTCACGCTATTCAAGGCACCGTCATAGGCCGCAGTGATACTGCAGGTCCAGCTGGTAAAGGATATGGCGAAGCAGATGACCCAATGTTTACCATAGATACAGTAGGAGGTCACGCAGTGGCGGTTGCATATGATGAGTTCAATGACAGTATTGCTGATACTCACCACACACTTCGAGCAGGAACTAAACAGTCAACAGGAGTAGTAATGGAAACTCAAGTACGCCGCCTTACACCATTAGAGTGTGAGAGATTGCAGGGTTTCCCTGATGACTGGACTGCTAGTCAGTCAGACTCAGCTCGATATAAGCAGATGGGAAACGCCGTAGCAGTTCCAGTAGTTGAGTGGATAATCCAAGGAATTGTTGATACACTAATCTAGCAACTCTCTCCACTCGGTAGTAAAGCTCCGCCTCGCCTTTGGCGGGGCTTTACTTTTTGGAGTCAGTAGAATAAAAGCCAGGCGCATTAAATGTGATAGCGGGCGCGGAATACATACGGCTCATAGGTACGTGGCAGTCAAAGCAAATAGGTGCGTTAGCCTCAGCGTGGATGCTACGTTCAACACCTAGTTCAGTCTTGCATTGGTCACACTTATAGTCATAGATCATAGTCTTATTGCATCTTCCAGTAATAGGTAGCCAACTAACTTTGGTACTTTGGCACGGTTCTCAAACTCAGTGCTGGCTGGCATCAGGTGAGTAACCCACGCTGGCTCTGCTATCTCAGTCAGATCAAAAGAATAGATACCTTGTGGGGTGGAGTTGATATAGAAGGGGAGCAAATTGCGCTCTGTTGCTTGCTTGATAAGAGCGCGGTACTTTATCTGTTCAATAAGTAAGTCAATGTAATGGGTTTGACGGCATTTAAGTTCTATGAAGTGTCCAGCTTTATCACTGATGCAGTCAAAGGCGTCGTAAATACCTTCGCTCTTGACTAAATCAGGATACATCTCAGCTTTTAAGTAATCAAATAACTCTTGTTCTCTCATCTAAACGGTGAGTTCCCTCCGAGTTGGTCTATCAAGTGGCGCAGTGCTGTGCTACATCTACGATCAGCAGTGGAGATAGCACACTCTAATACCTGTGCTATCTGTGCGAGCTTAAAGTTTTCGTGGTAGCGCATACGCAAGATAGATTGATCTTCCACCTTTAGTTTCAAGTAGCACTTTTTGATGTCGAGTAAGGTAGCAAGCAAGTTGCCGCCTTCTGCTGGGCTAGATGAGCCACGTGGTTGTCCATCTTTGAGCATCTCTTGTGCTTGTTCTAAGACTGTACCGTCAATGACGGATGCAATAACAAAGGGTAGAAGCTGAGCGATAGTAGCGCTCTCGTAATAGGCTTCATCTGCTACTTGATAGCCAGACTTAGTAGCCTTCTCTTTGCGTGCGTAACGCTCTGCTACACGCCTCATCTGCCACGCTATACGCTGCTCGTTATGCTTGCGCTGGGCAGTATCAGGCTCAGCTAACTGGTCGTTGATGTAATCAACGCGAGTAGTAGCCCAGTGAAAACACTCTTGCGTTACATCTTCTAGTTCAACCCAGTTATGAAAACGACGATGAATAGTACGAGCAACTGACGGTACTAAATCAAAGAGTATTGGGTTGAGGTCGCTCATTCTTCAGGCCACGTCTCATCTAATACCATCATTGCAATAGCAGAATAGTTCAGTAGATCAATGAAACTATCACGCAGTGATTCGTTACTAGGATTCACACCGCTATCTAACAGGTTGTTGATGCGAGCTACTTTGTCCCACATACGTACACGCAGACCATTAAGTGGTCCACCTGGACTAAGGCTGATGTTCTTAGGACCGTAATCGTGGTGCTTTTTAATAAGTAAGTTACCTGCTGAGTCCAAAATACGCCAAACATCTGTAATGAACTTGTCATCTATCTTGTTGGTGTTGGTCTGATTAACACCTGTTCGCTCTGGTAGTTGTGTTCTAAGATCTGAAAGCCCATATGCTGCAAAGTCAGTAACATTGTGATCCACTCGTCCTTTGTCATTCACCAGCATATCCTCCAATTAGAATCGTACGTGTCGCTTCTGCCCCGTTTGCAAGGTAATAGTCCGTTATGTCCATTCCTGCAGGTAAGGATACAATAGTGCTGTTCATCACCTCACTTGCGACACGCTTAGAAAACTCAGCTCCTGGGTTAGAACCATCTTCTTTAATATCGTTATCTCCTACTACAAACACAGTGTCGTAACCGTTAAAGAGTTTAGGAAAGTGTGACTTCCACGCAGCAACGCCAGGTACACCTGTTGCTGGTATACCAAGAACACCTGATGCAATGACTGTATCTAACTCACCTTCACAGATGAGGATGTATGGACTCTGTAATAAGATATCGGATACGTTATACAGATGTGACTTCTGATTAGCAGGAGATCCATACTTAGGTTTGCCATCATCTACTCGTCTGAACTTAAAGCCAACGCAGTCACCAGATGCGGTGATGTATGGGATAGATATCCAACCCTCATACATCTCGTGTCCGTTAACGGGGTTAGTAACAGTACCTAACTGAAAGCGTGCAGCTACCGCCTCAGAGATCCCACGTTCTTCGAGGGCGACTAGCACCTCTGGACTTATTTCCTGAGCGTATTGGATTGCCGCTTCTAGTAGCAATTTCGACTGCACGTTTGAGGCCATCCTTGAACTCCATATTCTCTAATAAGCACACCAAGTTTACTGCGTTACCACCCTTACCGCAGGTGTGGCAGTAGTACAAATTATCTACTGTGTTAATTACTGCTGACCTTCTACTGTCGTTGTGTAAACAACACCGCACAGAAGATGATCTTCCTTCTCTTACTTCACCGCCATAGTTAGCAACAATAGCTGCTATGGGGATTGTATTTGCATCAACGGCGCCTTTGAACCTTTGCTTACGAACCACCCTGGACCAACCTTGTGCTGACATCCACAGTCTCCTTCGTACTCGCACTTGTCGTGCCAGTGTGTGGCACGCTTGAGATGACCTAGTGAGTTCTCCTCACCAGCCTTACGACAGTTTAGGCAAATCATCCTTCTGTCTGACTTCCACTTTCGACCACCGCTTGCTCTGTGGCATCGGTTTCTTCTTGAACTTTGACATTTTCCGTCTCTTCAACGGTTTCATTATTGATGGCATTTGCATCACTCCATATCTCAGATGTATTAATAAATCCTTCAGGTGTTGGTGTCATTGTTTCTCCTTTAACCATTGTTTAAGATCTTGGATTACCCAAGCGTTTTCTATACTGGAGTTGCGACGCTTAACAATTACATAGTGCAGTGGTACTTCCCCGATACCACGTGCCTTAGCATAGTTAAGCGCCTCAACCTCAGCTTCCCTCCAGAACTCAGGCAAGGAAAGAGTTGCCCTGTTCTTGAGTTCTAAGATAAAGGTTTCCCCCGATATGATAACAACCATATCCCCTTCATCTTTTGCCCCAGCCTTAGTCAAACGCTCTGCCATAGCACCCATACTGCGGAACCATTTCATTACATCTGTCTCAAACTGAGAACCTTTGCGACCATTCTTGTTAGCCATTCTTTACCTTGTTAATCTTATAGACCTGTTTGCCATCTTCTTCTTTAATCTCAATGAGACCAGACTCTAGTAACGCAAGCAGTAAGTTCTTCATCTCTTCACGCAATGCGTTAACTTGATTCTTTACGTATTGTATTTCAGTACTGCCCAATTACAGTCACCGCCTCTGCTATTCCTTGTTCAAGTGTAATCTTTGGAGTGTAAAATGATAGCAGTTTAGTGTTATCAGATACGCGGTGCATACAACCAACTGGCTTATCAGGTCGAGTAACAATAGTTTGTTGGTATCCAACTTCATCCATTGACATCTTTGCCAGCTCTAAGAACGAAGTGGATCTGCCCCAACCTAAGTTGGTAGGACCTTGTACGTTCTGTTCAACTGCAGTCATTACTGCATTGACTACGTCAGTCATATGGATAAAGTCACGAGTCTGTGTACCTGGACCCCACACTTCAAACTCTTCTTTCTTATGAAGCGCACGTGTGACATACATTGGGAACGGATAGGTGCTGTCTTGGTCCCACGCATACCCAGAAAACGGTCTAAAAATGTGGACATCATAGACAAATTGTGACAAATACTCACCCATTAATTTGCCCCAACCGTATGTCATATCAGGTTGATGCACTATGTCTAAGCTGATGTCAGACTCTTTAAGTCTCCACTCTGGGTTATCTCGTTGCATTGAGATTGGATACGCTGCACTAGATGAGAAGTAAACTACCTTGTGTGGTTGCGTCTTCAAGCACCACTGAAAGAACTCAGAGTCAATAGATAGGTTATCTGCAACTGCAAGTGGTCTGCCTTCTATCTGCTCACGTCCACCAACAATGGCAGCTAAGTGAATGACAAGATCATATTGGGTATCTACCACCTTAAAGAATGCACGGCAGTCAACACCTTTCTTAATATCAATACAGGTCAGGTCGTGGTCTTGTAGTTTCTGCTTGAAGTACTTACCTACGAATCCTTCACTACCCGTTATTAGTATCTTCATCTTTACCCCAATCGTAGATGTACTTCACGTGACCTGATAATTCTAATGATAGTTCTTGGTCTGACTTATAAATATAAACATCGTTCTCATCTAACGCTGCTCCAATATGGCAGAGTTCATTGACTTTAGGATACTTGATATGTCTTTGTTTAGATGGTTCTGTGACCTGCATACTGTAATAAGGATCGTGTATCAGGCAATCGCCTGCTATGTGTGGGTAAATCTTTTCAGTTAAGAACACTTGGTCCTGTGTGTAGATATCTGAAAACGGTGTAGTCATCATCTCTTCAAAAAAGATGCCAGCCTTAGCAGTTTTGACTGCAAACATACCAGCAGAGATAAACCAGTTGTGACCTGTTGGATGGTCACGGATAATATGAAACCCAAAGTCAGATTCTAAGAATTGTTTATGTGCATATGCTTCACGTAGTCCAAGCCTTGCATCTACATCACGGCTTAGTACTACATCTACTTCAGAATCTAAGATAGCCTGGAATCTCCAGAGCTTAGCTAAATGGTTCTCAGGCATATCAACTTCTACCTGCTCCACATCCATAAACAAATCAAGCGTTGACCGTACCCACGTAGGAACTGATGCGCCTACGTAGTAACGCACAGTAAAATCAGGAAAAAACATCTGCGCCAGTTGTGCGTTTTTAATAGCACCAACCATAAAGCGCAGGTCTTTACCATAAAGTGAGTACGAAATTACTTGATTCATAATAGAGATGCAGCCACCTTCAGCACATCATCCTTTAATTGGTTAGCAGCATATTCATCAAAGACTATCTTGTCGTGTGTGTACACTTCAGATGAATTGACATCTGTGTAGCCCTCATCTTGTGTAGCCTTACCGTTAAGGTAGTGCATATGTTCAATGATTGCCTCTGGTACATAGTTCAGCGCATCTAATGCGTGACCAACAGTCATCCAGAAGTTATCCATATACAGGTGAATCAACTTAGGCGGTGCCATAAAACCTAATGGCTTAATAATATTGGTACTCATCATTACTGCTGTTGCTAACTTCTCACGCTGGAATAGATCATCACCATAGGCTAGGCCATAGCCACGTTCCTTGATAGGAGCATAGAGCTTTTCATCCCAGCCTTCTGTACGTACTACGTGGTCATCTCCCATAAAGTAAATAGTTTTGTACTTATCTACATACTTGTTTGCTACTAGGTTCAATGTGCCATTCATACGCAGACGTGGGTTTACCTCATAAATAACGTTGTCAATGCGTGGGTACAGGTCTGTTTCATCATCGTCAATAGCAACGCAGATATCAGATATCTTGCTATGCAACTGTAGTTGCTCAACAGTTTGAGCAATGTTATCTGGCCTACCCCGCGAAGGGATAATTACTAAGTTCGTTACCATACTCATCCTGTTCTTCTGGAATGTAATTAGCAGTGACTATTCCTGCTCGTGCATCTCTTGCAAGCATCTGACCATAAACATTTTGGTCTGCTATTTGACACGCTCCATAGTTCACAAAGAGCGTAGCCCAGTCCTTACCATCTGCAGCGTGTGGACCGAAGCGGTTCTTTACTGGTGCAATCTTGAGTTCACCCAGTGCTGGG